CTTCGTCACCAGATCGGCACGTTCCGCCACCCGCGCATCAAGCGCGGCGTCGGTCAAAATCTTGGCCTTGAGGTCCGCAATTTCCGCATCCTTGGCGGCAATGGCAGCGTCCTTGGCCGCGATTGCCTTGTCATAGTCAGCGGCTGCATCGGCCAGTGCTTTCGCTTGGTCGGCCTTGAATTGTTCGATGGTCGGGGCGTCTGCAACCGCGACTTGCGCGGCCTTGTCGCCCAACACCACCGTCTTGAGAGCATCGGACATGTTGTTTTCCTTTTTGTCGCTCAGGGTGATCGGGGCCATGCCCCACTTTTCCGCACCGTCACCAATGCGGAGTTCCGAGCCGCCGCGCGCCGCAGCGACAACAGCGACATGGTTCATTCGGCAGTCTGTCATAATAGCATCGTAGGCCTCGCCTTTTGGTGTCATTCCGTCCTGAAATGTGATATTGGCGTCATAGCCCATCGACAGTTCACGCAGCCCGGCGGCAATGGCATCAATCGCCTTGGCATCGCGAAACAGCAACGGAACCGACACAAATTCACCATCCCTCACCACGTCCCGATCGATCTCGCCAACGGCAAGGTCTTTCCACGTTTCCGGGGTAACACCGCCCGCCGGATGACCGATCACAATCGGCTTGCGCGCGTATGTGGCAAACGCCTTGCGATCGAAAACCTCGCCTTCCGGGCGATAGACACGAATGACAGCCTTATCCTCAACCCCGATCTCGGACCCGAGATAGGATTGCACATTCCCGCCCCGGGCGACGCGAGCCATCACAGCCCAGCCATCGTCGGTCTTGGTCAGCGCGCCGTCAAAGCTGGCGCGATCGGTGAATCGGGTCATGATGCCTCCAGTTCGGCGGCGATGCCAAACGTGCGCCCGTCTGGTGTTGGGCAACGAAACTCAATTCGATCCGCAACGATCACCGCAGACATCATTGAAATATCCGCGGAGTTTTCGCGCGCGAACCGGCCCATGCTGGCAATCGCCAGCTTGACCTTGGGTTGCGCAAAATGGGATTGATCCAACATCATGCCATCACCTCTTCTGTTTGCTGCCCCGGCGGATCAAGTTCCACATTATCGCCACCGGCGGTGTAGCCACCTGCCCCGAAATACTCATCAGCATATCCCTCCAATCCGGGGAAAGCCCCCGTCTCGGTAAGGCCATTGATCAGCGCCTTGCCTGCCACCTCTTCGGGCAGCCCCATGTCCTGAGCGATTTTCATGGTATCCGCCATCGTTTTGCCGACGTCAGCCCGCTCTTTTGCCGTCGGCTGCCATAGCGGACGCCACGTGTAAAACACCTCCGGGGGGCGCGATCCGAGGGCGGATTGCAACAAACATTCATCCAGGACCACCATTGCTGGCGTGATTTCCAGCGACTGCATGGTCCTGATGCGGTCATAGTATGCGCGCGTGTCACTGTCGCCCGTTGCGTTCAACCCGCCCGGCGAGGTGCCGAACAGCAACGTCATGGGCACCCCGCCAGCCGCGCTGACCTGTTGCATGAAACGATCGATCACGTCCGGCAAAGTGGCAAACGAGGCCGATTTCTGGTCGTATTCCTCTTCGCCATCAAGCAACAGCATTCCGTTGATGCCTTTGGCGGTCGCTGCCAGCCCGAACCGCCGCAGCATCAAGGCCTCATACGGTGCGCCGCCTGACCGCAGACTTTCCGTGAAGCCCTTGATTTTCACCACGTCAATCTTGGCCTCGAACACCAGTGATGCCACATTGGCAAGCGTAGCATCCAGCCGTTTGATTGCCTCAACCGGCCCTTGCAGCACACTGTCGCCCCAGCGATCCGCCATCGTTGCCGACCCGGCGGGCAGCTCCTCGCCGCGCAAGATAACCAGCCGCGACGGATGAATGCGGACACCGGATTGATACCCGGCGGCCATGGAATAGTATTCCGGCTCGCCAAAACCGGGCTTGCGCGGGTCGCTCTGCAATGGCCCCTCTGTCACCTGATAGCGTGACAGGATCGTCAGATAACCGATCCCGCCCTGCTTGACTGACTTGGGGTCAAGCGGCATGGCGGGATTTGCGTCTGAAACCCCGATATATATCGCAGCGCCGCCGAATAGCCTCGCCGCCTTGCTGGCCATGATCAGCTTGGACTGCAAGCCGATGCGCTTTTCCTCTGCTTCAATAGCGCTGATCTGTTCGGCTGATGCCTGCCATTCGCGCCACTCCCGACCCATATCCTCTGCGGGCATATCCACGATTTTCTTGGCGATTGGCGACGTGCGCCATGCGGTTTCAACCTGAGCCTGCGTAAGCTGAATCAGCGCGTAGTCATTCGCGTAGGCTTTGTCCCGCGATGTTCCGAGATTGGCGACGAGGTTTTGAAACCCGTCAACAATGTTTGCGGCAAAGCCCATCAGATAGCGCCTTCCCAGGTGTATGCGTTGCCCGTCAGCATATCCGCAATCGCATCCATCAGGGGGTCACACTGATCGTCATGCCCCGATCCCATTCCGTCAAACATCTGCAATTCCGCCCTCAATCCATCCGCCCATGGCATTTGTGGCCCGGGCAGCCATACCATTCCTGACGATATCCACGGGGCCGCATCCATGCCACGGGTGTATTTGTCTTTCTCGCGCTGAATACCAGCGACCGGGATGCCCTTGCGTTTAGCAGACTGGATCAACCCGGTTCCGCTGGCCTTGTCTTCGACTTTCATGCCCCGGACATTCAATGATCTGTGTTTTGCCCAAAACGAGATGGCATTCGCTTCAAGTTCAGGTGCCTCCCATTTCCCCCGCACCTGATCAACCAGATATATTGCCTCCGCCCACTTGGCTTTTCCCCAAAGCTGGATCACGCTAAAATCGTTCCGCTCGCCGGTCTTGAGCGCGGTATCGGCATACATCCGGTAGTATTCCATTGGCGGCAACTCGCGCCACTCGCCAAAGCCCGCCATATCAAACAGAGCGCCCTCAATTGTCACAGGCCGCTGCATGTATTGACTGGCGAATGTGTAGGCGTCAGCCTTCAACACCTCAATTTCAGCGATGGAATGCTTTTCAGGCCAAAGCGGCCCATCCGGCAGGTCATGTTGTATCGGTATCCCGTGCGTCCACTCCGGCGGATATGGGTCAGCCCGGTTGATAAGCACAGGCAAGTTCAGGTGGTGCCATTGTTCCCCCGTGCCGCCAGTCAGAAGATGGCCAGCGAAGTCATCACTGTGAAGGCGCTGCATGATGACGATGATCGGGACGCCTTCGTGCGCAACCCGGCTGCGGAATGTATTGGTGGCCCTCAAATTAACCGCGTTCCGCCGCGCCGGTGAAAAACCGTCGTCCGGCTTGAGCGGGTCATCAATCACCAAAGCCCCGGTGAACCTGTCCTTATCCATCCGCCCGGCCCGAAAGCCGGTGATCGGCCCGCCGCTGGCCTTTGCCAGCATTCCGCCGCCGTCTGTCGTCTGCCAGCGATCCTTTGCCTTGCTGTCCATGCGAACAGATACGGCGGCGAGTTCCTGGAAGTCCGGCAATTCAATCAACCGCCGGATTTTGTCGCTGTTCTCGCTGGCCAGTTCATCGCTGAATGTCGCGTGGATAAACTTTGCCGCCGGGTTAACCTGAAACCCCTTGGCGATGAAGTTCACCACGGCAAGCTCGGTCTTGCTGTAACCGGGCGGCAGAGTGATCAGCAGGCGGGTGATTTCCCCGCGCAACACCATGTCCAAAGTGGCACAGACCAAAGCATGGTGCGGGCCGGTGATCAGTTGCATTCCCTCACGCTCGGGAAAGAAATAGCGAGCGAAATTGATCAGGCCGCCCGAAGGTGATAGATCAGTTTTCCTCTTGTGCTCCTTCACCGATGCCAGAAATCTCGATACTGAGGCCAAGCGCGTCTGGGTCCAGGCCAAGTCGCGTGGCTTCCGCAATGAGGCGTTCAACTGTTACATCCTCGATCTGAATTGGCCCGCCGTCCGGCCCGGAGTGTTCAACCTGCGCCGTCTCACGCCACTGAGCCCGTGTTTTCATCCAGAACATTGCGGCCTTCAAGCAGTCGCTGTAGCTGGCCCCTTCTTTAAGCGTAGACCCATTTGCCGACCGGAAGAGAAACGCGGCCACCTCGGCATTTCTGTCTATCGCGGCGCGATCTAATTCAGAGCCGTAGTTTTTCCGCAGAGTATCGTCTGAAATACCAATGAATTTACCGATAACTTCCTGCGTGACACCAAACGATGACAGCGCGAAAACTTGTGCTCTGATTTCGTCTGTTGGCTTGTGTGTCATTTATATTCCCTACATCTCACTCCTACGCCAAGGCGCGAATGCGATTCAACCGCTTCCTCGCCAATGGAAAACGCCCGCTGGATATTCCAACGAGCGTTCTGTCGCCATACTCAGAAGACCAGGATGCGTCCAATTGCGCGCTTCACGTCCCGATAATGCCAAGATGACATTTTTGCGCTTGTGTGTCAATCCCCCGAGCGATATACCGGCTTTCCGGTTTTCAATCCTTCCGACACGCATTGCAAAGCGGCCAACACTCCGGGCCAATATGCCACGTCAGCGTCCGGCTCATCTACCACCGCGTGAAGGCAAGCGCTGCGGGCAGAATTGTCG